CACGCTGAAGGCGGGCGCGTTCGTCACCGAGTTGCGCGGCATCAGTCAGGCGCTGTCGCGAAACTTTTTGCGCGTCTACACCGCCGACTGCACCGCCGATCTGGGCGATGCCCGCTGCAAGGTGATCCTGACCGGCTACACAGACACCGGCGCTGTCTCGGCGATCTCGACGCAGCGCCGGATTTTCACCGCCTCGATCACGGGGGGTCGGGCGGCTGGATTTTATGACGGCGGCTTACTGAGCTGGACGAGCGGCCCGAATGCGGGAGCCAAACAGGAAGTCAAGACGGTTGCCGGTTCGACCGTGACGCTGTACCTGCCGTCGGGGGCGGACATCGCGGCGTCGGATGCGTTCACGATCCGCGCGGGCTGCGACAAGACCACCGCCATCTGTCACGGCAAATTCAACAACATCGTCAACAACCGGTCCTTCCCGTTTATTCCGGGCCGGGACAGAGTTCTGAGGACCCCCGATGCCAAGCCGCAGTGAGATCATCGCCGCGGCGCGCAGCTGCCTCGGCTTCCCGTTTGCCCATACCGGCAGGGGTCCCGGCGGCATCGACTGCGTCGGCCTGATCATCGCGGTTGGCCGCATTGCCGGCGTCGGGCTGCACTGGCCGGAAATGCCCTATCAGCGCTTTCCCCCTGAAGACTACGTGAGGGCTGTTCTGGAAACCTATCTCGTGCCGCTCAAGGGCAGTCCGGAACCGGGCGATGTCGCGCTGCTGCGCTGGCGCAGAACCGCCAATCATCTCGCGATCGTCGCGGACGGCGACAAGCCCTACTCGCTGATCCACAGCTACTACGTGCCGGGCCGCGTCGTCGAGCACCGCGCCGACCGTCACTGGCACGATCGCATCGTCGCTCTTTACGGCTTCAGGGGCGTCGCCTCGGATCAAGCGGAGCTTGACCCCCTATCGCGGGCCAGGGTCCCGCTGGCGGGTGAGAGATGAGCGGCGGTCCCGGTCAGCTTCTCACGGCGGTCGCCGGAGCCGTTATCGGCTTCGTCGTCTCGGGCGGCAATCCCTACGGTGCTGCGATCGGCTTCAGCATCGGCATGATGGCGGGCGGGATCATCTGGCCCGCCGATGGCGGAACGCAGACGGGACCGCGTCTTGCCGACAAGGAGGTTCAGAGCAGCGCCTACGGGATTGCACAACCCCTGGTGTATGGCTCGTACAGGTTGTCAGGGAACCTCGTCTGGTCGCTCGACATCGAGGAACGCAGCGATTTCAAACGGGTGGGCAAAACCCTTTTTTCGAGAGGCACAAAGGTCTGGTCATACACGTATCACGGGCACTTCGCCGTCGCCATTTGCGAGGGACCAATCACCGGCATCGGGCGTATCTGGTGCGACAACAAACTGATCCACGATCCAAACGCGGAGACGGCGGGCCGGTACGACCGCTACATTACCAAGTATCTCGGAACCGAAGACCAGTTAGCTCATGCGACAATCCAGGCAGATCAAGGCGTGAATGCCACGCCGGCCTTTCGCGGGACCGCGTACGTCGTGTTCGACGGCCTGCCGCTGGCGAATTTCTCGAACCGAATTCCGACGATCAGCGTCGAGATCGGCGGACAGGCGCAGACCGCCGTCTGGCGCGACGGCACTGTTTCAAACATCGTTTCGGGCAACTGGACCTACAGTCCGGCGCAGCCGACGCGGGTGGTCAACACGTGGAGCACTTATGTCACCGTGATCAACACGGCGACGTTGACGGCAATCCAGTTCGTCCCCTTCGATCACCAGGTGACGACCTACGACGGCGAGGGGACGGCGACGGTCACCAATCCGCTGGAAGAGGCGGCCGTCGCGGCGTTCGGCGACATCTACGGCCCCGGCGTCGATAGCCCGAGCTACTGCCGAGCCGCCATCGACCCTTTGAGCGGCGACGTGATCGTGTTCCTCCAGGGCGTCACCAGCCGCAGCCTGCGGGCCAGGTTCCAGGTGACTTCGACCGGCGTTTCGCTGTACTGGGCTATCGGCTTTTTTACCGAGTTCGCGGTCAGCGACAACTGGGTGTTCGGCACTAAAATCTACATGCTGGATCAGTTCAGGGCCGACTCATACTGCTTCGACATCGCCACCGGGGCCGAGGATTGGCGGATCGATCACAGCGCGTCGGTCGCCTTCTCGATCAGTAGCTCCAATTACTTCGGCGCGACATACCGCGCCATCGACCAGAGCCTCTACGTGACGTCGAAGACCGGTATCTGGAGGCAGAGTCTCACCACCGGAGCGGTGCTCAATTCAACCGCCGCGTTTTTGCCGATCACATCCGACTTCGTGCCGGTCTATGACTTGGAAACCGATAGTGTGATCCTGGTTCACGGGGATGGTTTCAAGCGTCTGGATCCGCTCACGCTCGCGCTCACATCAGACTACCCGATGGCCGTGCCGTGGTCGGTGAACGGGGTCAGCAACGCCAGTCAGCTTCAGAACGCCGGGGTCGATAATGCCGTCAACGGCTCGCTCTGGCTCAACGACGGCAGCGACACCTTCTGGCAGGTATCGACCGTTGATTTCAGTATCCTGTGGACCGGGACAATTGACGGAACCGTGACGGGCGTTCCGAGCGGCGTTGACATGGGCGACCCGTTCCACATTTCGGGTGTGCGCCAGAAGTTCTTCGGCCATGCCTACGGGACCAGCACCTATTTATTCGGCACCAGCGGCACCGATGGCGAAACAACCCTGGCCGCCATCGTCAGCGACATCTGCGACCGCTGCCGCCTGGACGGCATCGACTATGACGTGACCGGCCTGACGGCCCAGGTCGTTCCCGGCTACGGTATTTTGCGGGAAACCACCGGGCGGGCGGCGCTGGAACCGCTGCTGTCCAGCTACGCGGTCGATGCCCCGGAGATCGACGGCGTGCTCCACTTCCAGTTCCGCCGGACAGCCTTGCAGGGCACGATCACCGGCGACGATCTGGGGGCTGCCGGTGACATCAGCCAAGTCGAGCGCGTGACCGAGATGCGCCGCCAGGAGATCGAGCTTCCCGCCGCCGTGACAGTGACCTATTCATCCCGCGCGCTGGACTACGAGCAAAACACCCAATCGACCAAGCGCCTTGACGACACGATCGAAGCGGGGGACCCGCGCTCCCAGGAATTTCCCCTGGTGCTGTCCGATCAGGACGCGCTGACGCTGTCAAGCCGCCTGCTCTATCTGGCGTGGATCGAGCGAACCAGCTTCAGCTTCTCGCTGCCGCCGAAATGGTTGGTCTATGACCCTGGCGACGTCCTCGATCTGCCGCTCGACGGCGGCGTGGTTCGCATCCTGGTCACCAAATGCGAGTTCGGCGGTGACGGGGTAGTAAAGATGGACGCGCTGGCGACGGACGCGCTCGCGTATCTGCCGCCGCCTCAGTCCCCCGTCGTTCCGATTTTCCCCGGTCAAACGGTGCCGGTGATCGAGGTCATGACGCTGGTGGTTCTCGACGCGCCGCTGCTGGACGATGCGGACGATAGTTTCGGCTACTACGTCGGCGGACAGGGCACATCGGCATATTGGAGCGGCGGGGCCGCCTACGCCTCCCAGGACGGCAGTATCTACGAGTACGCCACCCCGATCAGCGAGGCGACGCCGATCGGTGCGACCGCCACCGCCCTGGCCGGCCACGTCAGCAGTTTGACCGACCGGACCAACACGGTGCGCGTCGTGTTCCCTTATGTCGTGACCGGCCTGGGCAGCGTGACCGAGCTTGAGATGCTGGCGGGGGCCAATCGCCTCATGATCGGCTCGGAACTGATTGGCTTCGCGACCGTGTCTGCGGTCGGCGGCGGCGTCTACGACCTGTCGGTTCTGCTGCGCGGCTTGTCGGGAACGGAGTGGGCCAGTACGCATGTCAGCGGCGAACAGGTCGTGCTGCTCGACAACATCATCGGCCTATCGGAAGCGATCACCGGCCTGAACGCCACCCGCTATTTCAAGGGCGTCAGCCTGGGCGAGACGCTGGACGACGCGACGGCACAGAGCATGGTCGGCACCGGCGTTCGCATCAAGCCGATCTCGCCGGTTCACATCGCGGGAACGCGCGACGGCTCAAATAATCTGACCCTGACGTGGTTCAGACGGGCGCGCGTCGATGCCGACTGGCGCGATGGTGTCGAGACGCCGCTGGATGAGCCAGTGGAAGCGTATGAGGTCGATATCATCGTGAGCAGTGCAGTTGTTCGGACGATCTCCAGCAGTACCGCAGCAGCTTCCTACAGCGCCAGTGAACAAGTTTCAGACGGAATCACTCCAGGCGATCCGGTCAGCGTTCGGGTCTATCAGCTATCAACCCGCGTCGGACGCGGCTATCCGGGGACGGCAACGATATGACACAGACGACGAATTTGCTTTGCACCCTGATCGAGCCGGGTCAGAGCAACAAGCACATCACGGCAAACGAAGCCTTTGCCGCCTTCGACGCGATCTTCGGCGACACCATGACGGTCGCGACCGCGTCGCACGCATCCCCTTACACCCCGACCTCGCCCGACCCGGTCCTGCGCTGTATCCGCATCGACATCACCGGGGCGCTGTCGGCTGACTACACCCTGATCCATCCCGGCACCGGCCATTTGTTCGTCGCGCGGAACAGTACGACGGGCGGCTTCGACGTGCTGATCAAGACGGCGTCGGGAACGCCGGTCACGGTTGCGCCCGGGGACAGTTCGCTCTGCTACTGCGACGGCACCGAGGTCGAGCTTCTGACGACGGGCGGGATCGGCGCGACGGGGGCGACCGGAGCAACCGGGGCCACGGGAGCCGCAGGGGCAACGGGGGCGACGGGGGCGACCGGGGCAGCGGGCACGAACGGCACGAACGGCACTGACGGCGTCGGCGTGCCGGTCGGCGGCACGACCGGACAGGTCCTCGCCAAGACCAGCGGGACCGATTACGCCACCGGCTGGACGACGCCGTACGCCGGATATGACGTGCCGGTCTACATTCCCGACAAGCCGACGGCGAGTATGATCTGCGCCCGTATCGCGGCGGTGCGCGCCTTCTCGTTGCCAAGCGGTCTGACCGGCAGCGTCGCCAACGCCGGAACCGCCGCCACCGGATCGACCACCTTCGACATTCACAAGAACACGTCCTCGGTCGGATCGCTGAACTTCGCGGCGGCGGCGACCACCGGCACCTTCACCTTCGCATCGCTGACTTCATGGGCGAGTGGCGACGTGCTGCGCATCATCGCGCCCGCGACCCCCGACGCGACCCTGGCGGATATCAGCATCAGCTTAATGGGATCGCGCTGATGGCGTTCACCGCCGACGCGCAAACCGTCCTGCTGTGCCATTTCGATGGGGCCAACAACGCGACCACCGCGACCGACAGCAGCACCAGCGCCAAGACCCTGACCTTTGCCGCTAACGCCAAACTCAGCACGGCGCAGAGTGCCTTCGGTGTCTCGTCGCTGCTGCTCGACGGTTCGGCGGATCAGGTTTCCGCCCCCGACAGCGCGGACTGGGACTTCCCGGGGCAGTTCACGATCGAGGGATGGTTCCGGTTCTCTGGCGCCGTCACCAATCAAGTGCTCCTCAGCCATTGGGGCAGCAGCATTGGAAACTGCAATTTTCTGTTCCACATCGCATCCGGTTCGCTAACATTCCGTATGTACGAGAACGGCACCGGCAATCAGCGCATCGTCGGCTCCGCATGGACCCCGGCAACAGGCACTTGGTATCACCTATGCGTGGACCGGGACGCCTCGAACGTCCTGAGGATCTATGTTGACGGCGCGGTACACGCATCTGCCACTGGCTACACTTACCAGGGGTGGACGAGCGGATCGGCGCTGACGATCGGGCGTGAACCGAATAACGCAACCTGGAGCAGCCACGACTACAACGGTTACATTGACGAGTTACGTGTTAGCAAGGGCGTTGCCCGCTACGGCGGGGCGTTTACGCCGCCCGCGATAGGCGGCGGCGTGACCCGCCGCCGTCCGGTCGTGGCGCTGATCGGATGAGACACTGGATCGTCGTCGCGCTCGGCGTCGCGACCTTTGTTGCGGCGGCGATCCTGATCGGGCTTCTGATGACGCTTCCCTACCCGGCGCAGGCGCTCGAAAGGGTGCGGCTTCAGCGGGGCGAACTGGAAATCCTGGCGCGCGTGGTGCAGGCGGAAGCGACCGGCGAACCGGCAGCCGGTCAGCGGGCCGTCGTCTGGACCGTGATCAACCGGATGAAGCGGCCCGATGTCTACGGCAGAACGTTGACGCGGGTGATCCTCGCCCCCTACCAGTACGCCAAGCCGGTGCCGCTCACCGACAACGCCGAAGCGTTCCTGCGGGCGCTATTGGCGAGCGTACAGGTTTTGCTTGGGGAGGTGGATGACGACAGCCGGGGCGGCACCCACTTCTACCGATGCGACATGCCGCGTCCGCCGCGCTGGGCGAAGCGCTTCAAGAGAACGGTTCGTCTGGGCCAGCACTGCTTTCATTCGGATGGACGATGACACGACGCACGAGCGCCAAGGGCCGCGCCCTGATCCAGCAGTTCGAGGGTTGCCGACTGGCCGCTTACCGCTGTAGTGCGGGCAAGTGGACCTGCGGTTATGGCTCGACAGGACCGGATGTCACCGCGCATACAGTCTGGACGCAGACCCAGGCGGACGCCCGCTTCGCGCTCGATCTCGACCGCTTCGAGTTGGGCGTCGAGCGTCTGGTAAAAGTTAGGCTAAATCAGAACCAGTTCGACGCCCTTGTTTCGCTCGGATACAATATCGGTCTGGCGAACCTCGCCGCCTCGACGCTGCTGCGGCTGCTGAACGCGGGAGAGTACGGCAAGGCGGGGGCCGAGTTCAATCGATGGATTCACGCGGGCGGGGCGGTTCTACCGGGTTTGATCCGCCGCAGGAGCGCGGAGAGGGATTTGTTTCTCGCGCGGGCGTAAGCGAGGGCAACGCGCGCCGGATCATCGTGGCGGTTCTCCAGAACATCGAGAATTGGCGGGAACGGGTTCTTGAGGCGGAAGCCGCCGCCATTCCGGGCAACAAGGCGCGTCTGCTGGCGTTGGCGCGAGACATTGAGCAGGCGCATGTCAGCCTGCGGCGATTGAGCGGCATCGACGACGATTAACGGAGTGGTAACTCGGAAGTGGTAGTTTGGTTCCAGCGCCAGAGGACCCGCACATGACCGATCAGACTTCACCCATTGCTCCCGTCGCAGCAGCAACGCCCAAGTCCGGTTATGCGCGCGTTCTCCGCGCCCTTGTTAACTTTGCCAAGACACAGGGCACACAGGCCAGCACGTATCGCGGCATCGTCATGCTGCTGACGGCCTGCGGCGTTTATTTGAAACCGGAGATGATTGCGGCAATTACCGCCGCAGGCATGGGGATCAGCGGCGCGATCGCGGTTCTCCTTCCCGACACATCGCCTTCGGAGCCGTGATGAGCTACCTCGGCGGCATTGATCATGATGAGCGCGGCATGTTGCACGACCTCATTCACACCATTATCAA